TTTATGTTTGCTGCCATATTTAATGGAGCATCTCTTATCTCGCTTATTTTATTAGTAAGGTCTAAACTTAAACTTCCCATTTCTGAGTCAATATTTTTAATCATAAAATCTCGTTCAAAATGAGCAGTATGACTTGACCTAGCTTTATTAGCTGCTTCTACAAATTTGTTTACATTATTTCTAAAATCTACATATTCACTTTGATTTAAATTTAATTGGTCAGCTATTTCATTAATAGCATCATCTGTTAATTCTACTACTCCACCGGTATTGTTTGTAAAATATTCTTGTATAATAGTAGCAGAGTCATTATCTACATTTTGTAAAGCATCTATATTACCTGTCAAAGCTAAAACTTTTATAGCTTGAAAAGCATTATCTTTATTGTTTAAGCTTATTTTTGGATCTATATTAGGTCTATTCATTATATCGTTGTATCTATCTTCAATACTACCTAAAACATTGCCTTCACTAAAAATACCATCTTCAACTACTTCAGGATAATTTTCTTTTACCCAAGCTGTAACATCAAAAAAAGTGTTATCCCCATTTTTTGCTCTCTCATCTAAATGTAAAGATAATTTTGTTTTAATAGTTCCAATTTTGCTTTTAACAAAAGCTGCGTTTTCAGCATTAGTTTTAGTTTGCGATGTTTCTATTAGATTTGCTAAAGCTATTTGAGCATCAATTATCTTATCTTTATATTCTTGTGTTCCATGCACATTAGCATCACCAATCATTTCTGGAATTACACCACCTACAATGTCTCCGTTTTCAGTCACATCCCCTAATATTTCTAATGCTCTTTCTGGATTTTTAATTGCTACTGCTTTAGCAGAAGTAATAACACTATCTATAATAATATTAATTCTTTCAGGACCTGTGTGGATGCCTCCTTCTTTATTCTCATGAGCATCAGCTTGAGCTATTGAATCTGATATTTGTGGAATAGTCATGTCTTCATTTATAACTAGACTTCCTATTTCAGAAGAAAACCCTTGTCCTTGTATGTCTTTTGTTAATTTAAACTCTGCTTCTAAATAATTATTTTCTCTTTGTCGTAATAAATCTCTTGCTTTAGTTAATGCACCATTTCCAAAGTAAGGTTTATCTTTAACTTCTTCTAAAAGTTCTGCTTCAAATTTATCATAATAACCTTTTCTTTTATCAGAGTTATAAGCTGCTTCTTCATCTAAAGATATTTCTTTAATTTTTTCAGTTATCCAACTTTCAGCATATAGTTCACCAAGTCTTTGTGTAAGTTTAGCTGTAACTAACGGAGATAAACTTGGTTGTAGTTGACCTACTCTTACTTTGTCTAAAATGCCATTGTCACTATCTCGTTTAATTTCTTGAGCCATAAACTCAATTTTCATCATGTCTTCTGCGTCTTTATTGGCTTGTACCGCTTCACCATATTTACTTAAATTTTTATTAAGACCTTGTAAACTTCCTACTATGTCAGTTAAAGGATTTGTTTTAGGAGCAGCAAACACATCGACATTACCTGCTGCCGGTTGTGAAACAACCCTAACTCCTTGTAAAGAAGCAACTTTTTTTCTTTCAGCCATGTTTATTTATCCTAATAATGTACCCCAAGAAGGGCCTTTTTGATTTCCTTTAGCATCCATATTCCCTATATAAGCAGAGCCTATGTCTAAACCAACTTTTGCGATAGAAGGATTTGGAGCATCCAGATACCTTTGTTGTCTTAAAGCTCTTGCTCCCATTTCTTGATCGTTTAAAGCAGCTAATCTATTTTCAAAAGTATTTTCATTTCTACTTAAAATAGTACCTTCTTCCATACTTACTTCATTTAACAAGGCACCTATAGAAACACCTGCTAAACCAGATTCACCAGCTTGAACATTTACTTCAGCTCTTCGTTTCATAGCTTCTTTAACAGTATCTGCTGAAGCTTCTCCTGTAGCCACAGCTTCTTCATTAGCTCTTCTAATAAGCTGGGCTCTAGTGTTTTGATAGGCATAATCCGCAGCACTTCTTTGAGCTTTAGCTTGTTGTTGTTGACCAACATAACTCATTACAGAAGATATAGCTGTAATTGCAACTGTAGGACTACACATTAATTATTCTCCTTCATAAATAAATAAAAAGGCTCTTTACCAATTCCATATTCAACTTCTTGTTTAACCTCAAAACCACACCATTGTAGCCATCGCATAGCCACAAAGTTTTGTGTGTGTATAAAATTATACAAACATGGATATTCACTTTCGAGCTCTTTTACCCATTTTTTACAATGTCTTAAAAATTCTTTAGAATGTTGTTCTAATTGATTAGAAGCTAATAAGAATGGAACACCATAACCAGAACCATGAGCACAATCTGTTACTCCAAAGATACCCATAATTGTTCCATCATTCTGAACTATAGAATGTACTTTAGCATTAGGAGCTGAAAAAACATCTAGCAGGCCTTCTAATGGATTCTTACCGGATACTGCTGTTATTTCTATACAATCCATCTCTCTTAAAAAAGGAGCTAAAATGATTGCGTCAGATTCAGTCGCTTCCCTTACATAACCACCACTCATGTTATAACCTTCTGGACCTGACAGTATAAAAGCCTTCCCATTCTGCTGATTGAAAAGCACAGGGTAAATGGCTATCTGACGTTACAGAGACAGTTACTTGATCGTTTTGAGCTTGAACAGGAAATCTAAAAGTACCATCTGACAGTCTTACAGTATCTAATAAACTTGCTCCTTCATTTAAAAACAAACCATTAAATTCATATTCATAAGTATCTCTAAATAATGGGGTTACTTGTACTTTAAAGAACGTAGTATCCTCATAAACTATTCTAAAAGTTCTTAATTGTAGTCGGCCAGAAGTAGTAGCTACGTTTTCACTTTTCATATATTGGTGAGAAAAAGAATAATCAAATGTATAAGGAACACCAAGTATAACAGCATTAGCTGAGTAATCTCCTACAGCTTGTACTGTAGATGTTGTAGGCCTTGTAACTGATATGTCTACACCTTTTTGTGAAGACCATGCTCCAGTTTTTACAGCACTCATAGTTCCATCATAAGTATAAGGAAGTGTCCAAGTAGTTAAACCTGTGCCTGAACTATAAGAACCGGTCAGAGAAACTTTTCTATCTAGTCTTACATTATAATTTAAACCTGTATCAGAAATTGGTTGTAATAATATTCTTTCAATAAATACGCCATCGCTTCTTGAAACAACTATATATACATAATTGTCTAATACTGAAATATCTAAAATAGTATCACCAGAATCAAATTCCCAATAGCTCCAACTAGATTGTACTTTAGAAGCTCTGTCAGCTACAGAAGAACCAGCAGACCAATACCATTTATATACATATAGTCTATTATTGTGTTCACTAGACAATGCAAAAAGAATATCCTCATTAGAACTTGCAGCCATCTTCTTTACATTTTTAGGAATAAATCTAGGTACATGACCTGATACTTCAGAAGCATCTTTTGTTATAGCATCGGTATCTACAAAGTATTCATAAAGAGCTGAGAAATCTCCTCGTTCTGCAATAAAGTATAAACGAGGTCCAGCCGGTACAGGTTGCACACTAGACTTATTTTCAAACTCTGTAGTAGCTGTAATACTTATAGTAGCCGGAGTTAAGTTACCTTTAGTATCAATAACAAACTGTGAATGGTCCGAGAATAAAACTAAGGTTTCGTTAAATGGTTGTGCTGATCTTAATATAGAAACTTTGTTGTGTGATACAGAGACATCAATAGGAGCATCATCTAAAACTGCTGTAACTGTAGTAGGGAAGAACTCAAAGAAATAACTTGTTTGAGACATAATAACATTTTCGTCACTTAAAAAACTTAATCTATTCTTATAAAAGAAAACATCATTAATTTTTCTACCTACAAAACTAGGGTTAGGAGCAGAGTCTAAATCTCCAGCAGTTCTATCTCCCCAAGTTTCTTTATTAAAAGTAAAGCTACCAGAACTTAAAACTAAACTATGAGGCATTGTATCTGCATCTAACTGATATACTATTCCAGGTTTAACAGTTTCTCTATATTCACCTGTTGTGCTTATTGCTTTTACATAATAGTTATCAAATGAGTTATCATCATCTCCTGCAATTTCATAAACATCATTAACAGAGGTACTTGTAGGTAGCTCTCCAAAAGTTTGATCTGTAGCTACTATAGAACCAGAGATTGTTGCAGAAGTCATAGCTACTGTTTTTGTTGTGTTTACTATAAATGTATAGTCAGCTATTGTTATAAATTTTAATTGGTCTCTAGGGTTAGTACAATTTAAATAAGATGTTCCATTAGGGCTTGTTACTGTTGCTGTAGT